ATCCGGCAGTTCTACGATATCCCGCGGCAGTTCCGGATTACCGGAGAGCAGGCGGAGGGCGAGGAGTTTGAAACCTACTCCAACGCCGGGCTGCAGATGCAGGAGATCCCGAACCTGCCGGGCCAGGAGCCGGGCATGAGGCTGCCGGTGTTCGATATCGAAGTGCGGGCGCAGCGGGAGAACGCATACACCAAGATGAGCCAGAACGAGCTGGCGCTGCAGTTCTGGAACAACGGCATGCTGAACCCGCAGATGACGGACCAGGCGCTGATCGTGCTGGACATGATGGACTTCCGGAACAAGGACCAGCTGGTGCGGCAGGTGAAGGCGCAGGGCACGATGATGGACGCCATGGTGAAGGTGGCGCAGATCGCGATGGCGCTGGCGCAGAAGTACGAGCCGGGAGTGGCTCAGCAGCTGGCGGGAGTTTTGCAGAACGTGAGCCAGGACATGGGCGTGAAGATTGAAGGCCCGGCAGGCGGAGGCACACCGGCGGCGCTGGGAGAAGCGGACGCGCTGGACAAGCCGGCCGACAAGAACGAGAACGCAATCGTGGCGCGGGCCCGGGAAAGGGCGGCGAACGCGGACCGGATCGATTAAGCCGCGCAAAAGCGAAAGGCACGGAATACCCGGGAATAGTTTGTACCTGCAATTTTCCAAAGCAAAGTGAAATAATACGATTAAGGGATCGCCCACCAACGGGCAGAAAGGGGAACAGAATATGAATCGTATCAAAATGGATCTGCAGCTTTTCGCGGAAGGCGGAGAAGGCGGAGCGGTTGAAACCGTGGGAGCCGGGGCCACAGGCGGAGGCGCGGAATCCAGCGCAGCAGGCGCCGCGACGTTCAACACCGGGGACACCCTGGGGAACGGACAGCAGGTGCAGAATGCTCAGGTCGCTGCAGAGCTTAACCGGCAGATGAGGCGCCACCCGGAGCTGAGACAGGTTTATGGCCAGAAACCGCAGCAGGCCCCGAAGGACAACGCGGCCGCACAGCCGGCGGAAAAAACGATTCAGGAAAAATGGGACGAGCTGAAGAAGGGCGAGTACAAGGAACTGTACGGCCAGGATGTGCAGAGAGCCATCCAGGACCGGCTGAAGAACCATGCCGACCTTCAGAAGCAGCTGGACGCGCTGCAGCCCATCATCGACGCCGGGAGGAAAATCTACGGCACGGAGGATAATGCGGCGCTCCTGGAAGCAATGAACAACGATGAACGCCTGGTCCAGAGGGAAGAAGAAGAAGCGGAGGCCGCCGGGATGACGGTGGAAGCGCTTCGGACGATACGGAAGCTGGAGGAAGACAACCGGCGGCATACCCAAAGGGAACAGGAAGACATCCAGAATCAGATGCTTCACAACCACTACCAGAAACTGGTTCAGCAGGGCGAAGCAATGAAACAGCTTTTTCCGGAATTCGACCTGCAGACGGAACTGCAGAACCCGCAGTTCCTACGGCTGACGAGCCCCGAGGTCGGGCTGAGTGTGGAAGCGGCATTCTATGCCATGCACGGCAAGAATGTGGCGGCGGAAAGCATGAGGGCCGGCATGGAGCGGGCGCAGAAGCAGATGAGCCAGACGATCCGGGCGCAGGGGATGCGCCCAGTTGAAGGCGCGGCACACGGACAGGGCCAGCCGGCGGCACAGGCCCCGATGGACTTCCGGAGCATGACGCGCGCAGAAAGAGAAAGATTCAGGAGCCAGGTGAAGAACGGAAGGGTCGTGATCCCTGGCTGAAAAGAAAGGAGCAATTACCATGAAGAAACTCTGGATGGACCTGCAGCTGTTTGCGGACGCAGGCACCCTCGTTAACGCGACCGGCAACTACGTCAATGCGTATACCGGAAGCACGGAATCCTTTACCCCCGGTACCAGCGACCTGAGCTCGCTGGACAAGACCTACTACGAAACCACAGTGCTGGACAACGCACGCGACCAGCTGATCTACACCCAGCTGGGCAAGCATCAGCCCCTGCCGAAGAATCACGGCAAGACGGTGGAGTTCCGCCGCTGGCAGACCCTGGGCGTTGTGCACCAGCTGACTGAAGGCGTGATCCCGACCGGCCGGAAGCTGAGCCAGGTGGCCATCACCTGCCAGCTGACCCAGTGGGGCGATTACGTTGCGATTTCCGACCTGATGGACGCCCACAGCATCGACGAGCCGAAGACGGCTGCTGCCGAAGAGCTTGGCGCCGCGGGCGGCCTGACAAACGACCTGCTGACCCGGAACGTGCTGATGGGCGGAACGAACATCATCTTCGCCAAGGCTTACAACGGCACGACCGTTGCCGCCACCCCCTCCACCGAAGCAGGACTGCAGGAAGCGCTGGGCAGCTATAACTGCAACCTGCGCGTGAGCGACATCCTGCGGGCGGTGACCAACCTGAAGAAGGGCGCGAAGATGAAGAAGTACAGCGGCAAGTACTATGTGGCCGTTGTGCACCCGGATGTCGGCGAAGACATCCGCAAGGACGCCGACTGGATCGACGCCCGGATCTACACGGACAGTGAAGACATCCTGGCCGGCGAGCTGGGCCGTATGCACGGCGTGCGGTTCGTGGAAAGCAACCTGGCGCCCGCCATCAAGACTGAAGGGCAGAGCTACTGCACCTACAAGACCATGGTGTTCGCGAAGGACGCTTTCGGCGTAGTCGACGTGGAAGGCGGCGGAATGGAGACCATCATCAAGACCAAGGAAGAGATCGGCGGACCTCTGAACCAGTTCGGCACCGTTAGTTTGGCAGCGGCTTAACCGGGAAACCGGTTTAGAAAACCCCGTGAATTCAGGGAAAACCTTTCAATCATCGAACGTTGAAAGACAATCCTGATCCAAGCGCAGAAATGCGAAGGAGCAACGACTATCGAAAGCATAGCACCGGAGAAACACCGATGTGAAGAAGCGAGTAGAGTAGGACCAATCGGTCCGAAGTGCGGGGCATCAGCAAGCGGTAACAGTGAAGCTGATGATGATATAGTCTGAACATCCTGGTGACAGGGTGCAGCGAAAGCGGGAAGGCGTGAGAAACCTTCCGAACAGAGTTGAGGCGTGAAGTTCGAAATGGCCGCGAAGATTCTCTACCAGGAGCGCATGGTCACCATCTGGTCCGGTTCCAGCTACAGCTCTACAGAGACAGACAACAGCCAGCTGAGCAGCTGGGCGGCGGCCTGATGACAGCAACCCGGGCGGCGTAAAAAACCGCCCGGGGATATCGCAGAGAAGGAGGAAAACAAGCATGAAGCACCTGAAAATGGACCTGCAGCTGTTCGCCGGCAGCCTGACCGTGACGGTTTACAAGGACAGCGGCATCACGACCGCGACCGCGAGCCCGAGCAGCAGCCTGGCGGAAGGCGACACCGTAACTCTGACCATCACCCCGGCCAGCGGCTACGAAGTGAAGGAATATATCTGCCTGGCGGGCGGCGTGACCGTGGACCCGGCGACAAAGAAATTCGACATGGGTGAAAGCAACGTGGTGCTGTGCGTTACCAGCAAGGACGCGACCACCTACCTGGTGACCGAGAACTGCTACTGCAACGTGAACGGCACGGTGACCAACCTGACGAAGAACATGAAGATCGTGAAGGGCGTGAACGGCGCGATCATCGGCGTGGACAGCGCCGGCACCGACCTGGGCAGCCTGAACGCCAACATTATCAGCCAGCTGGTTGCGGCCGGCGTGCTGGTGAAGATCTGATATAAAACGAGCACCCCCCTCGTTTTATAGCACCTTACCTTTCCGAAACACCCGGCGGCATGGCGGTACCGCCGGGTGCGACGGCGGGGGGAAGACGGAATCGCCCGCCCAAGGGCAGAAAGGAAACTGAAAATGGCAACAAAGAAAAAGACCGAAGAAGATCTGGTCGAAGTGGACGCCCCCGAGATCGACACCGATGCGGCGCAGGAACCGAAGCAGGTGAAGCCCGCGGAGGACGACGCGCTGGAAAAGGAAAACAGCGACCTGAAGGCCATGATGGCGAGCATGCAGCGAATGATGCAGCAGATGCAGACGCAGATGCAGCAGCAGGCGGAGCAGATCGCGAAGATGGCCAGCGGGGACATGAAGCCGGAGCGCCCGAAGACGCAGACGGACATTGACGCCGACACACTGCGGAGGATCGCGGCGGAGGCAGCGGAAAAGGGTGAAGACCCGTGGACCATTGAAGTGGACGTGTTTGTGCCGCACAGGGACAAGGGCGAGGACAGGTGGTACTGGATCAACATCAACGACCGGGCGGCGCAGATTCCGGCGGACGACCGGCGGCAGAAGATGAAGCTGCCATTCGCGCTGATCCTGGTGGACATGCTGCAGTCGAAGCAGCGAGAGGAGGATTTCATCGACAGCGTTGTGGTTTACGACCCGAAGGACAACCCGCACGAGGGCAGGCCGTAAGACAACCCGAACAGGCGGAAAGGCGGGATGCTTTTCCGCCTGTTTTAAGTAAGGAGGACCGGAGAAATGAAACCGACAGAAGCAATCCAGACGGCGGACCAGATGAAGCCGAACATGATGAGCGACGAGCTGAAGATTCGCTTCCTGAACGAGATCGAAGCGCGGGTGCACGGCGAGATCATCATGAAGTGCGAGCACACGGCGGAGCAGGAGGAGTGCCCGGTATACACGCTGCCGGACCCCGGCGACACGGACCCGGACCCGGAACCGGACATGCTGGTGCCGGACAAGTACGCCATGATGTACGTTTACTGGCTGGAAAGCCGGATTGACGAGCTGAACCAGGAAGCGTCGAAGTTCAACAACGACCGGACGCTGTTTGAAGTGGAATGGAACAACTTCTTCGACAGCTATATCCAGGAGCACAAGCCGCTGACGGCGGCGAGCCATTTCCACATTTGAGGAGGCGAAAGCCATGAGGACGGTACCGGAGCTGCAGGACGGCGCGAAGACGACCCTGATGACCAGCGCCTTCAACGGATACGACCATAACGAGATTATCGCGGACAGCGAGTGCTGGGACATGCAGAACATGTGCGGCGACAGCTATCCGCTTTTGACCGTGCGGCGGCCAAGGGGCATCACGAGCATGGACGCGGAGGGCGAGGACAGCGTGCCGCTGACCGGCATCCATGGCCGGGACCAGCTGGTGTTTGTGCGCGGGGACACCGTGTACTACAACAATTACCCGGTGACCGGGCTGACGCTGAGCACAACCGAGGGCACCGTGCCGAAGAAGATCATATCCTTCGGCGCGTATGTGATTATCTTTCCGGACAAGAAGTACTTCAACACGACGAACCTGAGCGAGTACGGAAGCATTGACCGGACATGGAGCGCAGCCGGGACGGGGCTGAGCATCCGCATGTGCCGGATGGACGGCAGCGACTATGAGACAGACCCGACCGCGAGCGTGGAGCCGCCGGCGGACCCGGGAAACGGCGAATACTGGATCGACGAGAGCGGGGACGCGGACGTGCTGCGGATGTGGAGCGCGTCCACCGAAGAATGGACCGAAGTCGGGAAGACATATGTGAAGATCGGCGGGACGGGAATCGGCAGCGGGCTGAAGGAATACGACTGCATTGAGCTGAGCGGGATCGCGCTGGCCGGAGTGGACCCGGACGTGCGGCTGGAGAGCCAGGTGAGCGCGCTGAACGGCAGCGTGATCGTGTACGCCTGCGGGGCGGACTATATCGTGATCGCGGGACTGATCAGCCAGGCGGTGGAGACCGGCGGGCTGACCGGGGACACGGTGGGCGCGGACCTGATCGTTCCGGACATGGACTACATCGTGGAAAGCAACAACCGGCTGTGGGGATGTAAGTATGGCCTGGTAGAAGGCGAGGTTGTGAATGAAATATATGCCAGCAAGCTGGGCGACTTCCGGAACTGGCGGTGCTATATGGGGCTGGCGACGGACAGCTACGCGGCGAGCGTGGGCACGGACGGACCGTGGACCGGGGCGATTACGCAGCGCGGATACCCGGTATTCTTCAAGGAGCAGGCGATCCACCGTGTGAGCGGGCAGACACCCAGCAGTTTCAGCATTCAGACGACCATCGCCCGGGGCGTGCAGCGAGGAAGCCACCGGAGCCTGGCGGTGGTGAAGGAAGAAGTGTACTACAAAAGCCGCGACGGCGTGATGGTTTACGACGGGAACATGCCGCAGAGCGTGAGCGAGAAGCTGGGCGGCGTGCTTTACAGCGACGCCCGGGCCGGCGTGCTGGAGGACAAATACTACATCAGCATGAAGGACGGGCAGGATAACTGGAGCCTGTTTGTGTTTGACACGGTGTACGGGACCTGGTGGCGGGAGGACAGCACGCAGGCGCTGGGCTTCGGCGCGGCCGGGGACGAGCTGTACTGGATTGACGAAGTGAACAACACGCTGGTGAGCGCCCGCGGGACCATGGGCACGGCGGAGGAGGACATCAACTGGAGCGCGACGTTCGACCTGTATGGCGTGAACTATGTGAGCGGCGGGAACAGCGACTCCCCGACACGAGTGCGGAACGAGAAGTACATTTCCATGTTCAAGATCCGCATGAAGATGGCGGAGGGCGCGAGCATGACGCTTTACATCCAGTATAACGGCGGAGAGTGGGAGAGCATGGGCACCCGGACCGGGAATGGACTGGGCACGTTCATCCTGCCGGTGATCCCGAAGAGGTGCGACCATGTGCGCTATAAGATGATCGGCAGCGGGGACGCGGCGATCTATAACATCAGCCGGATCATGGAGGTGGGCGGGGATGGCTAAGACATTCTTTGACAACCCGCCGACCCAGGGAGGCAGCGCGGAAGCGTGCCTGCGGGACCTGTACGGCTATCTGTTCACCATGAGCAGCAAACTGAACGAGGCGCTGATGGAGATATCCATCGAGCAGATGACGCCGGAGACGCAAACGGTGGTACAGAAGGCTGCCGGGGCTGAAAAGGCGCAGGAGGCGCAGATTAAGCAGCTGAAGGAAATCATCGTCAAGAACGCGGAGATCGCGCGGCTGGCGATGGACGAGATCCGCACCGAGCTGAGCAGCCAGTACACGGCCATCAGCGAGGAATTCGGTACCTACCAGCAGACGCTGGACGCGCAGATCAGCGCGACGGCGGCCGGCATCATGCAGCAGTACAACTTTGAAGAGCGGATGCAGGCCGTGGAGGACGATACGGCGGCATTCATCAACGGGATGAACGCGTATATTTATTCCGGGCTGCTGAGCGACGACCCGCCGACCTACGGGATCGCGATTGGCTACAACGTAACCAACCAGGACGGAACCCTGAACAACCAGAACAAGAGCGCGACATTTACGGCGGATAAGCTGAGCTTCTGGCTGAACGGTGCGGAGGTCGCATACTTCTCAAACAGCGTTTTCCACATTGCCAGCGGCGAGATCACGGACCAGCTGCGGATGGGCGGATATATCTGGAAGACGCTGTCCGGCGGAGCGATGGCGCTGATGAAAGGATAAAAGAAGATGGCGAACACGACGTATACGAAAACCAAAACGCTGACCCTGTGGAATGAGGACGGGTGGACCAATATTACATTTGATGCCATCACGCCGGCCGCGGGGCTGTCGTTTGTGCGGTGGAAAATCGAAAGCGCAGCCGGCGGCCAGGTGGAGCAGCGGGACGTAAGCTATACGCCGTTTTCCCGGAGCACATGGTACACGGACAAAAGCCGGATTGACTGCGCAAGCAATTTCAACGCGCCGCGGTTCCAGTCGCGGTACACCTATACCGGCGGGCATGTAAATGTAACATTCACGCTGACGGTTGAATTTGAAGAGACGGCGCACAGCGTGACCGTGAACGCGGGAACAGGCGGGACGGCGAGCGCGAACGTATCGACGGCGGCAGCCGGGGCAACCGTGACCGTGACATGCGTGCCGGGGACCGGGTACAGCGCGAACACGCCGACGGCCAGCGGGATTACTTTCACGAGCGCCGGGACGAATAAATGGTCTTTCACAATGCCGTCGACGAACGTGAGCATCAGCTGCACGTTCAGCAAGATCAGCTACGCGGTAAGCAAGACCCAGGGCACCGGCGGCACGGGAACGCTGAGCAAGACCAGCGCGAACTACGGCGACGTGATCACCGTGACGGCCAGCCCCAGCGCGGGATACACGGCGAATACACCGACGGCCAGCGGAATCACTTTCACGAGCGCCGGGACGAACAAATGGACTTTCACCATGCCGGCCGCGGCGGTGACGGTGGCATTCACGTTTACGGCGATCACATACACGATCACGAAGGTGGTAAGCCCGTCAGGCGCCGGCACGATCACCACCGGGGCGAACAGCGGCACGGTGGGACAGCAGATCACCGTGAGCCAGACACCGGCGGCCGGGTACTATTTCAACGGATGGACGATCACCCCGAGCGGCGTGACGGTGAGCGGCGGAAAGATCACGATGCCGGCGGGGAACGTGACGATTACC